AGTTCTCGCCGACGTGACGCTTGGGGGGCAATGCCGCGATCTTCATTTGACGAGTGTGGATTATGTGATCGAGCCCGACGAGGACAGGCGCTTCGGCACGGCTCGGCATACTTTCAACTGCATTTATTTAACCACCGACTAACATGGCAAACCACCTCGGCCGCGAAGGCCTCGTCAAAATCTCGGCTACCACCATCGGCGAGCTGCGCAACTACTCGCTCAGCCACTCGTCAGACACCGTCGAAGATTCCGTCATCGGCGACACCTACCGCACGCGGCTCGCGACGATGAAAACGTGGTCTGCCTCGGGCGATCTCTATTGGGACGAGACCGACGCCGGCCAACTGCTCATTACGATTGGCTCGCAGGTCACGCTCAACCTTTACCCAGAGGGCGCGGACACCGGCGACCGGTACTATTCCGGCGCTGCAATCGTGACGAAATTCGACATCTCGGCTTCGTTCGACGGCATCGTAGAAGGCTCAATCGCCTTCGAGGGCAACGGCGCTCTGAGCACGCTGACCGCCGTCTAATTTCTCAGCAGCAAAACACACACAACACAATGGAAGCAATCGACCTAGTTCGGGAACACTTCGCCTCGCTCGGCACGCGCAAAATTGACGTGCCCGAGTGGAAGCTCGTCGTCCACGCATCGCCGGTTACGCTCGGCGAAAAGAATCGGCTCTACCGTCGCAGCAAAGAGAACGACATGGAGCTTCTCGTGGACATTTTGATAATGAAAGCCACGGACGAGCACGGCGCGAAGCTGTTCACGATCGAGCACAAGCCGACGCTGTTGAACAAGGCCGACAGCAACGTCGTCGGACGCATCGCCAACGCCATTCTGGCCGAAAACGGGCCGAGGCCTGACGACTTAAAAAACTGATTCACGGCGGGGAGGCGGGCGACTTCCTGACCGTGTATGCTCTCGCTGATAGGCTTCACAAATGCGCCTACGAGATTCTCGCCATGCCAGCGCAGGAACTTAACGGCTGGCTCGTTTACATAGAGCACCAAAACCGAAAACTGAAGCACCATGGCTGAAGCATCATTCACACTCAAAGCGGTCGATGCGACGGCGCAGGCGTTTGCGAGCGTGCAGAACAATTTGCATCAGCTGAAAAACACGTCGAACGAGGCTGGCCGCGCGCTGGCGAAAAACTTGGACGTCAAGGACGTGATGCGGTCGCTTGCTTTCGCGATTGGATTGAGCGCGGACAAGATCGCAAACAAGATTGCAGAGTTGGCAACAGGGCAAACCGAAGAAGTCGTTAAACTTCAGGAAGAACTTGTCAAGGCGAGCGACGAAACATTCGCGAGTGCTGTGGCCTTGCAGAAAGTGAAAAATACCGATCTTATAAATTTGAAGCTCATGCAGCTAGAAGAGAGGAGATTGAGCGAGATTATAGCGCAAAAGCCCACCAACTTAGAAGAACAGGTAAAGGTCCAGAAAGCTGTAAACAATTTGAATCTAGTTCAAATTCAACTGGCTGGGATATATGGGAAGCAATGGGATGAGGTTGTTGCTGGGCAAGATGAATATAATAAACTCAGAAGAGAATTCGCTGAAACTGAGATGGCATTGAGGATTGTTAGAGGAGGAACAATCGACAAAGCAAAATTGTATAATGATTTGACGGTTAGGGAAATTAAGATTAAAGATGAACTCAACGACGTGGATACATGGACGATTGAAGGCATCAAACTTCAGAACGATTTGAAGAGAGAGCAAATTGAGATAAATAAACAACTGATCCCGCTTGAGCAAGATCGCCGCAAGTTGTCGATGGATGCAGGCCAAGCAATCGCACAAAGTTTCGAGGATGCAATTCTGAGCGGGAAAAAACTCGGCGAGGTCGTGCGCGATCTCGGGCAAGATTTGCTCCGCCTCGTCTTCCGCCAGCAAATTACCGCACCGCTCGCCAAGGGAATCGGCGACGCGCTTTTCACAGGCTTCCGCGCCGAAGGCGGACCCGTCGGCGCAGGCGGTGCCTACATGGTCGGGGAAAAAGGCCCCGAGCTATTCGTGCCGCACTCGTCCGGCAGCATCGTGCCCAACGGCGCAATGGGCAGCAGCGGCGGGGGCTCGGGCGGCGTCACGGTGAATTACAACATCGCCGCAGGCGTCTCGCGCGCGGAGCTTGTGCCTATCCTTGAACAAGAGCGTCGGCGGCTCAAGGCCGAGATTCCCGACATGGTGCGGCGCGGGGGATCGTATCGTAGCGCGTTTGCTTGAGTTCCTAGACGCTTATGGCCATCTCCTATCCTCTCACCCCTCCCGCCGCGATTCGCATCGCTTCCTTGCGTTTCTCGGCCATCAGCGCGGTCGCCCGCAACATCTCGCCGTTCACCTTTTCGAGCCAGAGCTACAACTGGACCGGCACGATGCTCAGCGGCGATGTCGAGTGTCCTCCGATGAACCGCGCCGACGCCGAAGAACTCATTGGCTTTCTCATCATGGCTGCGCGCGGCACGTTCTACTTCCGCGACTACGCGAACGGGACGCAGCGCGGCAATATGTCGAGCAACCCCAAGCTCGACGGAGCGCACGTCGCGAACACGACGACGATCACGATTGACGGCGGAAGCGGCTCGTGGGCCGTCGGCGATTACATCCAGCTCGGGACGGGCAGCAGCTCGAAGCTGCACAAGATCACGAAGGTGAACACGGCGACCTCCTACGAAATCTTCCCGCTCTTGCGCACCAACTACGCTGACGATGCCCCGATCGTTTACAGCAACGCCGTGGGCGTCTTCCGCCTCGGGACGACGACGTGCGACTGGTCAATCGACACGGCGAAAAAGTATGGGCTGAACTTCTCGATCTTCGAGGCGATCAACACATGAGCCGCACAATTCCCGCTCCTCTCCTCGCCTCGACGACGGCGGCGCAGCTCAATCCGTTCTTCGCCACATCGCTTGATTTCGACGCGGGCACGGTGCGGTATTGGACCGGATACGGCACGATCACAATCGGCAGCGTGACCTATGCGGGCATCGGTGCGTTCTCCGCGATCTCGACCATCGAGGAGACGGAAGACCTCTCGGCGCGCGGGCTGAAGATCGACCTGACCGGAGTGCCGAATGATCTCGTCGCGGCGGCTCTCGATGAACCCTACCAAGGCCGGACGGCGGCGGTGCGCTTCGGCACGCTGAACGCGGACACGGGCGCGGTCATCGACTCGATCACGGTCTTCTCCGGTAGGATGGACACGATGGTGATTTCCAACGACGGGAAACAAGCGACCATCGGCATCGCAGTCGAAAGCAAGCTGGTCGATTTCCAGCGCACGCGGGAAAGTCGCTACACGCACGAGGAGCAACTGCGCAGATACCCAGCCGACACGGGGCTCGAATACGTCGCAGGATTGCAGGACAAGGTGATTTACTGGGGCAACGCTAACGCGACCGCGTTTCGCACGGGCGGAACAAATGAACCCTTAAACGAAGAACCATAATGTTTGAGACATTCGCGCTCTGGATCGGAACTTATCTACTGGAGTGGGGGGTTGCTACCGCCGTCGTTGACGTAATTGTCATGGCGATACCCTACATCGTTACGATCGGACTGAGCATGGCCGCATCACGCCTCCTCGCGCCAAAGATGCCGTCAATGGGCGACCTCAACGACCGCGGAATAATGACGCGCAGCCCGACGTCACCGCGGCAAATAATTTACGGGCAAGCCAAGGTGTCCGGCACCGTTGTCTTCCTCGCGACGAGTGGAGACAGGAACGAGTATCTGCATCTGGTCGTGACTTTAGCTGGCCACGAGGTCGAGGAAATTGGCAGCGTGTATTTTAATGAGGACGAGGTTTTAACCGGCAGCGGCGACGGCTACGCGACGGGGAAATACGCGCGTGTGGTCAACGGATACACCGGTTCACTCATTCACAAGCATCTCGGCTCGACGACGCAGACGGTGGACTCGACGTTGCAATCTGATTTTCCAGTGGACTGGGATTCAAACCATCGCTTGCAAGGCATCGCCTACATCTACTGCAAGCTCACATTCTCAAACGAAATCTTCGTCGGCGGAATCCCGAACATTTCGTGCATCGTCAAGGGCAAGAAGGTTTACAACCCCAGCACGCTCGCGACCGCTTACAGCGCGAACCCTGCGCTCTGCTTGCGCGACTACCTGCTCGACGCCGATCTTGGGATGGGCATGGACGCGAGCGAGATCGATGACACCTCGGTCATCGCCGCTGCGAACATTTGCGACGGACAAGTTGAGATTAAGCCGGTGACAAGTCCGGCGACGTATGAGAATCGCTACGAGTGCAACGGGCAGGCCGTAACGTCCTCGACGCCAGACTCGATCATCGGGCAAATCCTTTCCTCGATGGGCGGCACGATCGCTTACAGCGGCGGGCAGATCGTGGTCTATGCCGCAGCGTATCGTTCGCCAACGATCACGCTCGACGAGTCGCACATGGCCGGCGGCTTCACGGTCTCGACTCGCCTGAGCGCGCGCGACCGCGTCAACGCCGTGAAGGGCACTTTCATCTCCGCCGAGAACCAGTGGGCGGCGGCCGACTTCCCGCAGATTACGAGCGCGACCTACTTGGCCGATGACGATGGGATTTATCACTGGCGCGACGTCATCCTGCCTTTCACGACGAGCAGCAGCGCGGCGCAGCGCATCGCACGAATTAACCTGCGGCAAGCGCGCGAAGAAATCATCTTCACCGCGAAGTTTAATCTCACGGCGATGCAGCTCCGCGCGGGCGACACGGTGAACCTCACCAACGCAAACCTCGGATTCTCGTCGAAGGTGTTCGAGGTCATCGCGTGGTCGCTATCGAGCGACGGCACGCCGCCGACTCCGGTAATTGAACTCCAATTACGAGAGACGGCTTCGAGCGTTTATGACTGGACTGTTTCCGACGAGGTCGCGGTGGAGGATGCGCCGAACACGACGCTGCCGAATCCGTTCTCAATCGACCCGCCGACGAATCTCACGCTGACGGCAGACGGCACGACGCAATTCATCCAAGCTGACGGCTCGGTCATGCCGCGAATCAAAGTGGCGTGGAGCGCACCGACCGAGCAGTTCGTGACGAGCGGGGGCAAGACCGTAATCGAATACAAGGAGGGCACGGCGACGACATATTTGGTCTGGTCAACGGTGGATGGCGACCAGACGCTGGACTTCATTTCCAGCGACGTGCGAATCGGCACGAGCTACAACGTTCGGCTCTACGCTCAGAGCTTCTTCAACACGTCATCGACCTACACGGCGGTTGCCTCGATCACGCCGGCCAAAGACACGACCGCGCCCGTCACGCCCACCGGCCTCAGCGCCGTAGTCGGCACGGGCCGCGCCGTCTCGCTCGACTGGAACGACAACACCGAGCCCGACTTCTCGGAATATGGCATTTACCGGCTCACATCTCCCGTCACCGCTTCCGCGCTGAAAATCGCCGAGGTGCGCGCGTCGCGGTTCGTGGATACGGAGGTGACAATCGGGACGACGTATTATTATTGGCTAAACGCTTACGACACGGTGGAAAACGTGTCGGGCTTTACCAACTACGTGCAGGCCACCCCATCGGTCATCACCGCTGGGCCTATCGACCCAACCGCGCCGAGCACGCCAAACGCGCCGACGCTCATCAGCACGACGGTCTATCTGTCGAGCGACGGCGGTTCGTTTGCGCGCGTCTCACTGACCGCTCCTCCGCTTCCCTCGGGCGCGGTCGCTCTCGATGTGCTCTATCGGCGCACAGGCGCGAGCGATTACATCGTCGGCAATCAAATCGCGCAGTCAGTTTCCTACGCGGTGTCGATCGACGATCTTTCGGTGGGCGTGGCCTACGAGTTTGCGGCGCGCGGCATCTCGTTCTCGGGGGCGCAGTCGGCGGTTTCGTCGTCGCTGAGTCAATCCGCGCCGTCGAACACGACCGCGCCGACAACTCCAAGCGGCGGGGCCATAACTTCGAAAGCTCCCGCCGTGCTGACATGGGCCGTTAGCGATCTCTACTTCGGCGCGCACGTTTCGTGGTCGGTAAACAGCGACAAGGATTTCGCTTATTTCGAGATAAAATCAACAACTACCAATTCCGACGCAGCGGTGGATTACATTTGGTTCCCTGCAAATGGAACTGCGGGACTTTATCAGACCCGAGAACCGTTTTTTGATTACTATCGGGTGGATGTGCAAAACGGCTATGTTCGGATTCGTGCAGTCAATCGTTCCGGAACAGCATCGCCATGGCATTACGCTGGCAACATCGCATCTTACACGACGGTGATTGGTGGGAATATGTCGCTTCAAAACAAGACCGACGTAACCACCACCGGAATCAAAACCGGAGGCGGCTCATCCACGCTGCAAGTCAATGTCGTCTATGAGGTCAACACGGTCGTCACGCTGACAGGTGGCAGCACGACCGAGAACGTGAACATCTCGCTCACGAATCGCGGATTCTCAGCAAAGCCCGATGACGGTTTGGTCGTGGTCGAGGACGTGCTGTATCAGGGATTCTATGACTCGCAATCAGGCAGCTCGTCATCGACAAACGCCGTCATCAAAATCTATCGCAACGACGGCGGGACGCTTGCATCAGGACCGCTTCGACTCTCCGCACGCTTCACGGATTACACCTAACATGGCATTCCAAAAAACATTCACGCTCCGCTCTGGCGCACAGGGCAACTACACGCGGCTCATCACCTATCGCGTGGACCGGATGACGCGCGAGGCCGTGGGGCTTTTCTCGCTCTTCGTGGACTCGGCGGCGGCGCACTCAGGCAAGGACCCGCTGACGCCGTGGATTGCAAAGCTGCGCGTGACGGGCGACGCCTTCGACCGATACTTTTCAAGCGCCGCGCTCGATGCCGACACGATGGCGAATTTCTACCGCGCAGCGAAGGCCGAGCCGATGGTTTCGGATTTCGGCGACGCTTTGTTTTCGGACGCGCTCGACGTATGAGCGCATCGGATACGCGAAGGGGCCGCGCAATTACACGCTTGCCACCGCTGCCGCAATCCGCTCCGCTCGCATCACCATGCGGCGGTGAGGGCTGAGGCCAACCGCAAGCCCGCGAGCGGATTTACCGTTTCGCGGGCTTTCTTTTGCCTAGATTACAAATCCATCGCCAACATTTGATTCGTTTTAAGTCGCGCAACTGCAACGGCTTAGGGAAGCAGCAGGACAAAATACGCAATTGTGTTTACATCGGGTCGGGAATCCGAGAGAGTTTTCACGTCGGAGGGAAACAACCCAACGACCAACTCAACCCAAAACAAAATGAAAACGATCACCTCCCTCGCCCAAGTCAAAGAAATCGCCAGCGCCATGTTCTCCAAGGACTCGGCGATTATTTCGGTGAACATCGAAACGTCTTTCGGATTGGTCGCAGCGTTTCGGGATGGTTTAGTCAGGATGGCCGAGTGACCCAACCCACCCCCGCAAACCACCCCGCCACCTCTTCGGAGGCGCGGGGTTTTCCGGTGCCAGACCGGAGGGAACTAACCCCGAGGCTCGCAACACAACAAAAATGACTAACACGATTCAAGCAGGACAAGTCCTCAAAGCCCGCAGCGTTTGCGATTGGGACTGCATCTTCTCGGTGGAAGTGATCGAGCGCAAAGGCTCCT